ATGTCGAGGCGGTACATAACTTCGAGCACCAGTTGGTGGATGTCCTCGAAGTATTCGCTTCTGAAGTCTGATGGATCCATCAGGTATCTGCGCAGGTCATGCTCAATACAGCGCATGTACAGGTCAACTTTGTCTTCTACTTTCATTTAATTTCCTCCTTGATGTAATCGTTTGCTTCTTCCTCGGTGTTAAAGCACAGGCATTCGCCGTTCTCATCTATCCACTCGCCCGAGAAGTTCTTGCCATAGATACCCCAGTAGTCATCGCCTACATACTCAGCGTGCCAGTCGTTGGGGTCTTTGCTGTACAGCTCATGCACTAGCTTGCGACACAGCGTGTCGTCCTCACCAGTCAGGCGTGAGAGTTCAGCGAAGTGATGTTCTTGCAGTAGGTCAGCGATGCGATCGCGTAGCCTATCCCTTTGCTCATCCTCGTATGCTTGCCTGTCCAACGTGCGTTGGTGTTCGGCCAGTAGGCCATCGTAGTAAGCGTCTAGTCCTTGCATTTCATTCTCCTTTTGATTCAAGTTCTTTGATGAGTGCGTCAAGCCACCGGTGTCGGTAGGCTTGTACTTGTTTGTGATACTCGTTATGCCCGCGCCCGAACTTCACGCGGTATCCCACGTTGACTTCCAGCCATCGCCCGACAGAACCATGCGGGCCGAGCCGCCCCACGATGAGCGCGGTTGCGGTTCTCATGGACTTCTGCGTAATTTGCTCCTCATAGTGCGCCTTGCGAATTGAGTCGCAGATATACACACGCATGATTGGGTCATGGAGGTAACTGTTCCACCCCCCTGAACCATCCCATAGGTACCGCTTAGCCGCCCGCAGTGCACCACTTGTTGTGTTTACTTTCTTCATTTACTTTCTCCTTTTAAATACGGGTCACAGTGACCCGCTTATGCTTCACAATGAATGGCATCGAACAGCGTGCACAGCACAGTCGATGCGTCGTAGGTACGCGCCTGTATCAGCGCTTCTTGTAATAGGTCATCGGTCAGTAGCTTGCGGTTGAGGAACCGCAACGCAAGGTCAGGTTGTTCGGGATACACCGCCTCGCTGATCTGCTCAAGCAGGAAGTCGTGATGCCCAACCATCGCATCGTACAGGCCGTCAAGTAAGTCCTCGGTCTGCCAGTACTCGTCATCCTCCCACTTAGAAAAGTATCTGCTTTGGTTGATGTTGCGCTCGGTGTAGCCCTTGTCGTATGTACTCCACCAGTTGGTCAAACCTGTGTCGTACTTGGTTTCTTTGTACTCGGGCACAGTTGGGTCACGATCGACAGGCAGCTTATCCCATTCGACTTGCAATACAGACTGAGCAAGCAACTCGAAGTGCGCGATGTTAAGAGACTCTTGCTGACTGTGCTCGCTGTTGTAGCCCACGCTGATGTTGGTGCACTCGGGGATGATGTCAACGAACTCAGCAGTGTCGGTGTACACGCCAGTGTCATCGGGTGCATACATCAGGTTCTCATCGTGCAAGTTAAGCGCGTCAGCTAGGGCTTGACAGAATGTATCCGAAGCACAGCGACCCCAACCCTGATGACTGATGACGCTGTCCGTACCCCTGCGGTCAAACGCTATGGCACGATCGAACTGCGAAAGCAAAGACTTGTGCGTGCTCTCCAAGAACTTAGCACCGATACCACCGCACTCCTCGCCTTGGCTGAAGATGTAGTAGCCCTTGACATCCGCATGGATGAGGTGCATCAGCATGGCACAACCCGCGCCGTCATCAGCACCGAGCGGTGCACCATCGGCATACCACATAGCCTTGGTCTTGCGTATCTTGTTGGCACCTACCTCACGATGTACTGTGTCAACGTGAGCGATGAACAGGGTACGCGAACCTGCGATGCGATTGTCAACGTGGAGATTACCCGCGCCGTCAACGCTAGTGAAAGACTTAAGGGTTGAAGGGAGAGAATTGAACAGCCACTCGGTGAACGCTGACACAGCGACAGTATTGTGTGGACGCTTGGCGGACAACGCACGAGCGAGTGTTTTGTAAAGTGTAGATTTCTTGTTCATGATTGTTCCTTAGATTATTGCGAGTGAGTTGTTGTATGCCTGAGTAACCAAGGCGGTGCAGAGTTTGTTGCGTGTGATTCTGTTGAACTCTGTTCTGTCCATGCTGTTGACAAACTCTGTGCTGTATACGCCCTTAGCGTGTAGCGTGTGGCCATCGTGTACATAGGTCATGCTGATCGTGACTTGATCCATGGCTATCGAGTAGTCCCACAGCATGTGCGTGTTCCACAGCATGTCCATGGTTAGCATCGTTGGCTCGGGTGTAGCAGGTGGGGTAGCATCCGCCTCGTCCTCGGCATCGTCATCCTTGTCGGCAGTCGCGTCAGCGATGTCTTGCGGGATGTAATCGTCATGGTAACGCTTGCCCTGATACTCAGTCCACTCGACGCAGTTATCGGTGTACCAATTGCCCGACTCCTCGCACTGCCAGCATTCATCGTCCTTCAGCATGTACTCATCGGTGTCCTCGGTACGGCAGATGCGCTCATCGTCAATGTGATACCACTCGCCGTCAATCTCAACGGCTTCCTCGATGTGCTCGTACTCGCCGTTCTCAAGCTCGACAATGTTGTTGTCAGACAAACGCTCGACATCGTAGTAGTCAGACTGAGACTCGACATACACCACATCGTCCTCGTGGATGTAGTACTGATCGCCACCCCTGCTGTACGCATAGCGGTAGTTGTTCTCCTGACAGTGGGTGCATACACGAGAGTCCTCGTAGCGACCGACCCAGTAGCCATCGTCCTCGTCGGTATCGTCACCGCAGTCAGCGCACTCGAAGGTGTTGTCGTTGTACTCGGTAGGTGCACCGCCAGTCTGATCGCAGATGTAGTCACCATCCGCATCGACCACGATGTATGTCTCGTTGCCTGCACAATCAATCTTGACATGCTTGTCACTGCCGTCAAGGTAGGGAGAGAGGAAGTCATCGCGTGTCTCGTAGTACGCTAGCTTCTCGCCGTCTTGCCAACTAGATTCCTTGGCGTAGCCCTGATCGGCAAGCCAGTTCTCCATGCCTGCATCGGCTTGGCTGTACGATGAATCGTTAGATGGTCTGAGGTAGGTACGAACGTAATACTTGTACCCTGTGTCGGGGTTGGTCATGCACAGCGCACGCCCCATGGTCTTGTCGCCCTCGATACGCACGGCCATGTGCCACCCGTACTTGGGGTTGTATGCCTCATAGGGGTGACGCGTCACGCCGTCACGACAGCCGACACCGCGATCCTCGCCCCATACCATGCACGACTGAGGCCCACGATGTAGGTGGTAGATCATCTCGGCTGTTGTATGTACGAACTTGAACTGCGATGCTGTGCCGTAGCGTGAGACTAGATCGCGGATGACGTGATCGGCGAGGGCGAAGTGTCTGTTGAGATACTTGCCCACCGATGTGACAGTCTGAATGTCACGCCGTCCCTTGTCCTCGTTCTGTGTGTATGCGATCTTAGACTTATCGCCTTGGGATACATGCGGCCATTCAAGAAGCATCTGTTGCCAGTCATAGGGACGAGCGAGCAGTACTGCCGCTTTGACAGCCTCGTGCATGGGATAGCGTTGTATCTCACGGGTAATCCATCGGCGTTGCTCACGCTCAATGTCAATGGCTATGGCAGTACCGGAGTCACGCGCCGTGTGGTAGGCGACTCGGTAGTCATTGTCCACGATGCGAATGGCACGCTCTGCCTTGGTCATGATCTCCAGCATCTGTGTGCCGTCGTATGTGTTGTTTGTTGTAGTCATTGCTTTCTCCTTTGGTTGTGGTTAGTTAGTTGCTTCACTTACAAAATACTTGAACACCTGATACGCCAAGCCGTACGCCCCGATGGTGTACAGCCCGAGCCACAAGTACCCAACCCCGAACTCATCGAGCCCCGTGTATCCGATGTACATGGATAGCATGAAACATGCGGTCATCATTAGCGTTAGGGCTTTGTCTGTCTTAGTTTTCATTTCGTTTCTCCTTTGGTTTGTTTAGTTACTCTCGTGGTTCTTCGTGCGTCTCGGCTGACCACCTTGTCTACCGCACCGGCTACCAATAAAAAGTTTTGCCGAAAATGATAGGACGTGTAGAACGTATCCCCCATCAAGTCGTGTCCGTACATGTGCAGGAACTCCCGCACTAACCTAAGCGCATCCATCGCGTCTTCATCTATTCGTGCCATTACTTTCTCCTTGGTTTAACAGTTGATCTCGCCATGCGTTCAGTTCTTCGAGCACCGCTTGGCGTGTGCCTGTGCATCCGTACTCTTTCTTCAGGATGCTGTATGCGCTTGGGCCTTTGCTTCGGCTCATGCCGAGAATCTCTAGCTTTAGCATCGCCCTCAGTGTGAGCAGTCGTGCCATCTCCATCTGGTCAGGCGTTGTTAGTACAGTCATTTCATTTCTCCTTCGGTTGGTTGTTCGTAGTCATCGCATCCTGCCTCTGCCCAGTTGCCATCGCTAGCATCGGGGTGGTGATACCCGCAGTGGTAGCAGTACTGTTCTTCGTATGTATCCGTACTCATTTCATTTCTCCTTCGGGTGTGTATGCTGAACAGTACTTAGCTTCGCGCTGTGCGAAAGCATCGGCTTGTTTGTTTTCTTCTAGGTTCTTAGAGAACGGCACGATTACTTTCCTATTCAGCCCACATATAAGCCTGACATGGAAGTAACCATCGTGTGTTGCGTTCTCACAATTTCTACATGATTTCATTTACTTTCTCCTTAGTTGCAAGTGCCGTGTGATTTCAAGGTAGGGTGTGACTGCCACACGGCGAAGCAGTCACACATTCGGGTCACTGTGACCCGTTTTTATTTAACCCATGCCATGTCGCAGGCACAGGTTCGTTGTCATCCAGTACATCCATCAGGTCAAGGGCGTATCTGATCTGCCTGACCTTGGCTTCGTTCTCTGCGTGCGGGTCAAGCTCTTGCGCTTGCTCAGCCATGGCCAAATCTTTTAGTGTGCGGTTCCTGAGCCGCGTAACTTGCTTGGCGTGTAGCGTGGTGGGTACGAGGCGCTCGAATGGGATTTTCATTTTCGCCTTGGGCTTGCGTTCGATCTGATCGAACAGGTCAAGCACTCGTCCCTTGATTTTCGCGGGTACCCAATCAGTCCAATGCGTGCCGTCATTGGGTAAGTCTTTGTCCGATGCGATCATGGTCGGTGTCTTGCGGTCGATCTTGCAGTGGTTCAGCATCTTCGCCTTGAGTGCGTTCAGCACAGTCAGGTACGCTTCGAGTGCCTCACGCCTCGCATCATTTTCGCTACCGCCTTTGTACCGCAACATGCCTTGCACGTTGTCACGCTCAGCCTCAAGGGGTTGCATGAACTCACGCCACAATCGGGTGAGTTGTTTGGTTCGGGCGTTCTCTGACTTGAGTATGGCCTGTTGCTCGGCCACGATTCGCTTGATGTTCTCGGCCTGATACGGCGGAGTTTTGCGTGCCACGAGGCGTGCGTGGAGTTGGTTTGGGGTGAGTTTTAGGTAGTGTTTGTAGGAGGTATCCATGATTTTCGCTTTCTAGGGTTGGAGGTATCCGTGCATTTTCGCAACTATCCGCAGACTTGGACAGCCCGCAGACCGCATGAACGCTAGTGTACGCCAAAAAGTGTCCAAGTATCTATCATTTTTACAAAATGCTTTCAAGCTACAAGGTTTGCACGGCTTGTCGAGCTTGCGAGAATGTGCACACATATAAATAAATACTCCTATATATATAAATATATTTAAAAAGATAGATAGTTGGATACTTTTTTGAGGACGCCTGAATCCATGCGGGTTTGCGGGTGTCTGACCTTGCGGATAGTCGCGAAAATGTGGATAGCTAGTTTTTGGGGTCATTTTCGCGGGTTCGAGATTTTCGGGTCTTTGTGACCCGATTCCTTGCGTTGAGCGTGGGCTATCTTGGCCATGAAGTAGGGGCGTTGTTGGTGTTGCCATGTAGCAAGCGCGAGGTCTTTGGGTGAGGGTGTTGCGAATAAAGGCATGCGGTTCTCCTTGGGGTTTAGTTGATTGCCGAAATTGCGGGGGCATCTGTGCAAACACACACGATGCGTTCAAAACGCTTGGCATTTTCTAGGGTGTGAACCACTACGTTTTTGCCTGTGTGCGTGTAACTTTCAACACGCATGGGTTTGCCGTGCACTTCAATGATTTGCCCGATGCGGTATTGGGCTTTAGGGATAAAAGCGAATTTCATGGGGTTCTCCTTGGGTTTAAAAATGAATAGACAAGAAACGAAACAACGCAAGAGGCTCTTTCTCTTGCGTCGCCAGAAAAAAGCGGGTCACTGTGACCCGAAAATCATGCACCGAGAGCTTTCAAGGCGCGCTTCTGATCCGATGCGCTCAGTTTGTTGAAGGCTTCGATGATTTTCGCAACGTCGTCCTTGGGTTCTTTCTTGGCGCTTGAGGCTTTACGGCGTGTTGTGCCCTCGATCATGTGCATGATGTCGCGCACTGTGGTTTTCGCGCCCTCGTAGTTCGCGCTACTGGTGACAAGGACAACCTTGCCTGACTTCGTCTCGCGGTATTCCGCGCCAGTCTTCTCGCATGCCCATTCGATCACAATGGGGCGACACGCTTCGATTGTCGCGTAACCCGCGTCTTTCATGCCCTGAATGAGCGCGACTCTTGAATCGGCGAATGTGTTGAGAACTGTAAATGCTTTGGCTTTGTTTGTCATGGTGATTTCTCCTTGAGTTAATTGAATTGCCTTGGGTTGACTGCCCTAGACAAACTCTATTGTGCGGTGACCCCTATTCGATCGCCCTTTATCCCTGCCTTTTCGGGTCACTTTGACCCCATTTTTGGCGTTTTTGACCCTTTTTTGGCTTTTCGGCGACCCCACCCATCCCCCACCAAGCCATATATTGACGGGGGGTCGCTGCCAGATACGAACACTGTTCCATAACCGCACAGCAAACTTTGTAGAACCTTAGTACACACAACATAAAAGTTAACAAAATCTAACTATGTCTAACCCCACCCCTCAATCCCAGATCACAAATTCCTACAAACCAAAGTACTACCCCCAAAAATTTTATAAAAATTCAGAAATACCTTTGTCTAACGCTTGACACCCCCAAATAAAAAAAGCCCCGGGGGTCTGCAGACTGTCCCGGGGCGTAAGGATGGCAACTAAACCATCAAGGAGAAAGCAAGCGAACTTGATGAGTTTGGCCAAAGGCCAAAAACGATCTTGCGCACCCACTCGGTTTAAGTGTACATTAGAGTCATCGCAGGTTCAAGGGCTTATGCGCAGATGTTAGATCACTTAATCAATTTCGAACCCGAGGTGCAGGCGCATCAGGGTAACTTTCGTCCGATGGAGAAGAACGATCCAGCGGATGTGGTCGACGGCATGGTCAAGACCGTTGACTGGCTCAAAGAGCTGGGCGCTGTAGACACAGATACTTTGGTCAATGAGTCCCAAAGCCAAGCAGCACGTACTGCTTTCACAAACATCGTCACCGCCAAACCTGCGGAAATGACGCATACCTCTCTGGCAAACGTGAAAACGCCAGAGGCCGTCCAAAGATTAGTGGGCATGTTGTCGGCATACGACTGGGAATTTGTTCAGCAAGCTAAACAAATCAGGGGCTACACAGTGGCCAAGCTGGTCGAGGAAACCGAACACCCAAACGCCAACATCCGCTTGAAAGCGCTGGTTGCTTTAGGTAAAGTCACGGAAGTGGGCCTCTTCACCGAGAAGATCGAGGTCAAGAAAGAAGAAATGTCGGACACTGAGCTTGAGACACGGATCAAAGAAAAGCTCAACCGGTTCATGGGCGTCATCGACGTGGTGGATGTGACCAGCGAAGACGAAGCAGAAGAAGCCAAGCCAGAAGAGAATCCAGCCGCCAAGGACTCAGATGAAGCGTGATGATTTCACCACACTGAGCAAGAGCGAGCTTGCCGCCATGCAAAAGGCTTTGCCTTACATGAGCCTTGAGGAGAAGGCGGAACTCTTTGCCGACCTCGAGCTTCGGGAAAAACGAGCCAGTTTGAAGGCGGCCAATACCAATATGTTGGGCTTTGCCAAGGCGGTCTACCCCGGATTCAAAGTGGGGCCACACCACAAGAAGCTGGCCAAGATCTTTACCGACGTGATCGAGGGGCGCAAGAAGCGCGTGATTATCAACATCGCGCCACGTATGGGTAAGTCTGAGTTCTCCTCTTACCTGTTCCCTGCTTATTTTTTAGGCAAGTACCCAGACAAGAAGATCATCATGGGCACGCACACGGCGGGTCTGTCTGAGGACTTTGGCCGGCGCATCCGAAACTTGATTGATACGGAGGAGTACCGTGAAGTCTTTCCTGATACGTTGGTGGCGGACGACCAAAAGGCTGCGGGAAAATGGTCAACTTCTGCTGGCGGTCAGTATTACGCCGCTGGCGTTGGTGGCGCTCTTGCTGGTCGCGGGGCCGATTTATTTGTTATTGACGATCCTCACTCGGAGCAAGACGTAAAGTCCAACAGCCGTCTAGCGTTTGACACAGCTTGGAGCTGGTTCCAGACGGGCCCTTTGCAACGTCTGATGCCGGGCGGTGCGATTATTATCATCATGACGCGCTGGTCGCTGCTTGATCTGACCGGCCGTTTGATCGACTACCAGACCAAAAACCCCGAAGCTATTCCTTGGGAAATCGTGGAACTGCCGGCCATCCTGAACGAAGGCGAAGAGGACGAGAAGTCCCTCTGGCCAGAGCAGTGGTCGCTCGAGGCTCTGAAATCTACCAAGGCCAGCATTGACCCAAGGTATTGGAACGCGCAGTACATGCAGCAGCCAACGGCTGAGAACTCGGCCATCATCTCCCGCAAAATGTGGCGGATCTGGGAAGCCGATGAACCGCCAGCGTGTGAGTACATCATCCAGTCGTGGGACACGGCGTTTGAAACCAAGAACAACTCCGACTACTCTGCGTGCACAACGTGGGGCATCTTCTACAACGAGGAAGAGAATGATTCGCCCCAGCTTATCCTTTTGGATGCGTTTAAAGATCGCATGGCTTTCCCTGAACTTAAGACTATTGCACTTAAGCACTACAAGGAGTGGGAGCCTGATGCTTTCATTGTGGAGAAAAAGGCCGCGGGTGCGCCGCTGATTCAGGAACTCAGGGCGATGGGCATACCTGTGCAGGAGTTCAGCCCATCGAGGGGAAATGACAAAACGGTGCGTGTCAATGCTGTTGCGGATTTATTCAGCAGTGGTAAAGTCTGGGCACCGGACACACGCTGGGCACGCGAGGTGATCGAGGAGATGGCGGCTTTCCCAGTGGGCGAGCATGACGACTTCGTGGATACGACAACACAGGCGCTGCTTCGCTTCAGGCAAGGCGGCTTTATCAGTTTGGATACGGACGAGCAAGACGAACCCGCGATCTTCCGCCGTAAGACGCACGCATACTATTGAGGACAAACATGGCAACGAACATCGACAAAGCGCTGTACCAGCAACCCACTGGCATTGATGCACTGGCAGAGCAAGAGTCCCCCTTGGAGATCGAGATCGTTGATCCCGAAGAAGTCACCATTGGTATGGACGGTATGGAGATCAATTTGATTTCCGGCCAAGACGATACTGAAGAAGGCTTTGATGACAACTTGGCCGAGTACATGGACGATGGTGCCTTGCAGTCACTGGCCGGTGACTTGGTCTCTGACATTGACAACGACAAGGGCTCACGCAAAGAGTGGGAGAAAACCTACGTTGATGGCTTGAAGCTGCTTGGGCTTCAGATCGAGGAAAGAACAGAACCATGGCAAGGCGCTTGCGGTGTGTTCCACCCAATGATTACAGAGGCGGTTGTTAGGTTCCAGTCCGAGACAATCACTGAGACGTTCCCCGCGCAAGGGCCTGTGCGTTCCAAAATTTTGGGCAAAGATACGCCTGAGTTGAAAGAGATCGCAGCCAACGTCGAAGACGACATGAACTACGAGCTGACCGAGAACATGGTCGAGTACCGCTCCGAGCATGAGCGCATGTTGTGGAGCCTGCCAGCCACAGGTTCAGCATTCAAGAAGGTTTACTACGACCCAGCCCTTGGCCGGCAGGTGTCGATGTTTGTGCCTGCGGAAGACATGCTGCTGCCCTACGGCGCAACAGATTTGGATACTTGCCACCGCGTCACGCACGTCATGCGCAAGACCAAGAACGAGATCGTGAAGCTTCAGCAAGCTGGGTTTTACTTGGACATCGACCTGCCCGATGCGCCCAAAGATCGTACTGACATTCAGAAAGCCAAGGACAAAGAGACAGGTTTCAACGACCTGAGCGATGACCGCTATGTCATCTATGAGTGCCACGTTGACTTGAACCTTGAAGGTTACGAGGACATGACCGAAGGCGAAGATGGTGAGGAAGAAGAGACCGGCATCATGTTGCCCTACGTCGTCACCATCATCAAAGGCACAAACGACATCCTGTCAATCCGCCGCAACTGGAAGGAAGATGATGACCTGCGCCTGAAGCGCCAGCACTTTGTACATTACCAGTACATCCCCGGCTTTGGTGCTTACGGCTTCGGTCTGTTCCACCTTATCGGCGGTTTTGCCAAGTCAGCCACTAGTCTTATGCGTCAACTGGTGGATGCAGGAACGTTGTCCAACTTGCCCGGCGGTCTTAAGTCCCGTGGCTTGCGCATCAAGGGAGACGACACACCAATCGCTCCCGGTGAGTGGCGCGATGTAGACGTAGCCTCTGGCAACATCCGCGACAGCATCTTGCCCCTGCCGTACAAAGAGCCAAGCGCTACGCTGTACAACTTGATGCAGACCATCGTTGATGAAGGCCGTCGCTTTGCTGCGACTGCTGACATGAAGGTCTCGGACATGAGCGCCAACGCGCCTGTGGGAACCACACTGGCTCTCTTGGAGCGGCAGCTCAAGGTGATGACGGCTGTTCAGGCTCGCGTGCACTTCGCTTTGAAGCAAGAGTTCAAGCTTCTCAAGAACATCATCCGCGACTACACCGACCCAGACTACACATACACGCCTGAGTACGGCAGCCGTAAGGCCAAGAAAGCCGACTACGACATGGTGGACATCATCCCCGTGTCAGACCCCAACGCGGCCACCATGAGCCAGCGCGTGATCCAGTACCAAGCTGTGATCCAGATGGCGCAGATGGCTCCCGATATTTACAACCTGCCAGAGTTGCACCGCGGTATGTTGAGCGTCTTGGGCATCAAGAACGCCGAAAAGCTGGTGCCAATCGAAGAGGACATGAAGCCTATCGACCCCGTGCAAGAGAACCAGAACGCGCTCAAAGGCACACCGCTCAAAGCCTTCTTGCACCAAGATCACGCCTCGCATATCCAAGTGCACATGATGCTCCTGCAAGACCCAATGATTCAGCAGTTCATTGGCCAGAACCCACAGGCTCCCAAGATCATGGGCGCGATCACAGCCCACATTGCAGAGCACGTTGGCTACCAGATGCGCCAGAAGATCGAGCAGCAGCTCGGTATGCCCCTGCCTCCCGAAGACGAGAAGCTTCCACCGCAGATCGAGATTGCCTTGTCAGGCATGATGGCTCAAGCGGCTCAGCAGGTCATGATGCAGGATCAAGCCAAGGCTGCACAGGCGCAAGCACAGCAACAAGCACAAGACCCCGTCTTGCAAATGCAGATGCAGGAACTCCAGCTCAAGCAACAAGAGCTGGAACTGAAGAAACAAAAGATCATGATGGATGCTGCTGCCAAGGCCGACGCACAGGCTTTGAAAGAGCAAGAAGTCAGCGGCAAACTGGAGTTGGAGGCTTTACGCACAGGTGCGCAAATCAAAGAAAGCCAAGCCAAACAAGAGTTTGAACAAGAACGTGCCGGCGTCCAGATGGGCGCTGACATCGCAAAGAGTAAAGCCCAGATGGATTTACAAGCGCGAACTACTGCGCTCCAACATAGTAGCCAACGAGGAACATCTAGAAAATGATCCAAGACTTCGCACACGTATTGCGCGACAAAATACGTACAGACATGAACAACTACGCCGACGACTTGGCTGGTGGTGTGTGTCGTTCCTTTGAGGAATACCAAAAACTCTGCGGGATTATTTCAGGTCTAGCTCTCGCAGAGCGTTATCTCCTTGACCTGCTTGAGAAAGTCGAAAAAGCAAATGATGGAATCTGAATCAGGTTTAATCCTGCCTCCCGGTATTTCGTTGCCGCCCCACATTCAACCGATGGACAAACCAGAGGCGGATGATGACAACGAAACGAAAGCAGGCGCACTGCCCACCCCAACAGGTTGGAAATTGCTCTGCGTAGTCCCTGAAGTCGAACAAAAGATTGCAGGAACAACACTGGATCTCGTGAGAGATACAGCCACTATGCGTCAAGAAGAACACGCCACCACGGTGCTGTTTGTGTTGCGCGTAGGCCCCGATGCGTACAAAGACACCGCCAAGTTCCCCAACGGAGCATGGTGTAAAGAGGGCGACTTCGTGTTAGTGCGTACTTACTCCGGTACCCGATTCAAGATTTTCGGTAAGGAGTTCCGTCTCATCAACGATGACCAAGTTGATGCTGTTGTGCTAGACCCTCGCGGTTTGACCCGCGCTTGAAAGGAAGAAAATGCCTGAACCATACAAGTTCCCCGACGAAATCGAAGACAAAAAGACCGATGAGGTTGAGTTTGAAATCGAAGGCGAAGGTGAAGTAGACATCGAAATCGAGGACGATACGCCTGTCCAAGATAGAGGCCGCAAGCCTTTGGACAAGGAAGTTGCTGATCCAACCGATGACGAAATTGAGTCTTACTCGGACAAAGTCAAGACACGTATCAAAGAGTTGACCCACGCCCGTCATGACGAGCGCCGTGTCAAAGAAGCTACGATGCGTGAGAAGCAGGAGCTGGAGCGTCTAGCACAGCAGTTGATTGAGGAGAACAAACGCCTCAAGCAAAACGTTTACACAGGACAAGAAGCCATCATTGAAGGCGCAAAGTCCAAAGCGGAGAGCGAGCTTGAAAAGGCTCGCAGTAAACTGAAAGCAGCACAAGAAGCGTACGACAACGATGCGATCGTTGCAGCCCTCGAAGAAGTGACGGATGCAAAGATCAGAGTAGAGCAAACAAAGAATTTTCGACCTACCCCTTTACAGGAAGAAAAATTTGAGGTACAAACTCCTCAAATCCAGCCCGCAAAGGCTGAGCCCGACGAAAAAACTCTGCGCTGGCAGGCAAAAAACCAGTGGTTCGGTGCTCAAGGATTTGAAGAATACACCAGCTACGCACTAGGGCTGCATCAAAAGCTAGTCACAAACGGAGTGGACCCCCGCTCTGCTGAATACTTCGAGCAAATTGATGCTCGCATGAAGTCGACGTTTCCTGACTTGTTCGGGCAGACGAATGACAAGCCAAGGTCTGGTGAGGTTCAAAAGAAGCCTACGACAGTGGTTGCCTCTGTCTCGCGTTCTACGAGCGCTGGAAAAATTAAGCTGACAACAACGCAAGTTGCGTTGGCTAAAAAATTAGGTTTAACCCCGCAGCAATACGCTGCACAAGTAGCAAAACTGGAGAACTGAAATGGCTGAAACTATTGACCGCAAAAATCGTGATCTGACGACACGCGAAAAATCTGTCCGTGCTGTATACGTACCGCCGACAAACTTGCCTGATCCAACGCCTGAACCCGGGTATGTGTATCGCTGGGTAGCGACTCACGTTATGGGCCAAGCGGAAGTGACCAACGTATCGCGCAAAATGCGTGAAGGTTGGGAGCCGGTGAAGGCAGAAGACCATCCGGAATTGATGATGATGGGGAACGAAAAGACTGGGAACGTGGAAATTGGTGGCCTCATGCTCTGCAAGATGTCTACTGAAAAAGCCCGTGCTCGGGACGAGTACTACAACCAACAAGCTCAAAACCAGATGGACTCAGTTGACAACAACTTCATGCGACAAAACGATCCACGCATGCCGTTGTTTGCCGAACGCAAGTCGACAACAACGCGTGGTGGTGGGTTTGGTTCTGGTTCTAAATAAACTTAGGAGTCCTTAAATGGCATCTACCGCTTCTCCCTACGGCTTCAAGCCCGTAAATGAGTTGGGTGGCCTACCATACGCTGGTAGCACTCGCTCATTCCTTATCACCCCAGCCGGTTACGGCTACAACATTTACAACGGTAACGTTGTGTGTTTGGTGGGTGGTTACCTGCAAAACGTGACTACCGTTGGTAGCTCATCTGGCAACGTGTTCCCCGTTGGCACAATCGGCATTTTCGTCGGTTGCTCTTACGTGAACGCTCAAGGTCAGACTGTGTACTCACAGTACTACCCTGCTAACGCTTTGAACGCTGTGGCTTTCGTCGTTGACGATGACCGCGCTGTGTTCCAAGTTCAAGCTGACGGTGTTATCAGCCAAGCCGAACTGGGCCAAAACGTTATTTTGAGCGCTGCTCAAGACAACACCACAGGTTCAACAATCTCTGGCAATTCCACAATTTCCGTGAGCGCTACGGCTGCTGCTACATCAACATACGCATTCCGTATTGTTGGTTTCGCACAAGGCCCGAACCAAGCCCCCGGCGACGCTAAGACTGACATTTTGGTCAAGTTTAACGTTGGTGTTCATTCTTATAGCAACGCCACTGGCATCGCTTAATCAGGAGTAATTAACCATGGCAATTTCACGCGCACAACTACTTAAAGAGTTGCTCCCCGGTCTGAACGCTTTGTTCGGTATGGAATACGCACGCTACGGCGAAGAGCACAAAGAAATCTACGAAACAGAGAAATCTGAGCGTAGCTTCGAAGAAGAAACAAAGCTGGCTGGCTTTGGTTCTGCTCCAGTCAAGAACGAGGGCCAAGCCATTGCTTATGACAATGCGCAGGAAGCCTTCACAGCACGTTACAACCACGAGACTATCGCCCTCGGTTTCTCCATCACGGAAGAAGCTGTGGAAGATAACTTGTACGACAGCTTGTCTGCTCGCTACACAAAGTCTTTGGCCCGTGCTATGGCTTACACCAAGCAAGTTAAAGCTGCTTCCGTTATCAACAACGGCTTCAGCGGTTCATACTTGGGCGGTGACGGCGTTTCTTTGTTCGGTGTTAACTCTTCCAGCGCTCGCGTTGGTCACCCACTCGTTAACGGTGGCGTGAACTACAACAGCCCAACAACTGGTGTTGACTTGAACGAAACCTCATTGGAAAACGCTGTGATTCAAATCGCTGCGTGGACAGATGAGCGCGGTCTGTTGATCGCCGCCAAGCCCCGTAAGATGATTGTTCCTCCATCACTGATGTTCACGGCCAAGCGCCTGTTGGACACAGAGTTGCGTGTTGCAACTGCTGACAACGACATCAACGCGTTGAAGCAGATGGGTGCAATCCCTGAAGGTTACACTGTTAACCACTTCTTGACCGACGTGAACGGCTGGTATTTGATTACCGACGTGCCAAACGGCATGAAGCACTTCGAGCGTATCGCCTTGCAAAACAGCATGGACGGTGACTTCGATACAGGTAACGTTCGTTACAAAGCCCGCGAGCGTTATAGCTTCGGCTGGTCTGATCCTCTCGGTATGTGGGGTTCTGCAGGCGCTTAATGCGTTTGTAAAAGGGTTGGGGGTTCCCGGCCGTAGAAAGGGCTCCTTCGGGGGCCCTTTTTATTTGTTGCATGTGTTTTTTATTTGGTGTATATTGCAATCACTCCGGGGTTATCCGGTGCATTAGACAGTCCCGGCTGACGACATACAGACTAATGTGCCCCACTTGTATGTAAGGAACTATCATGGCATCAACCACGTTCTCCGGCCCAGTAACGTCCACAAACGGCTTTATTGGTGCAGTCACTGGCAATACAACCGGTAATGTGACCGGCACTTTGACCTCCACAACTACAACTTCCACTGCTCTGGGTGCTATTGCTAACGCAGTAAACACTTCTGGTAAAGCTTTGGGTACTACGTTGTACAACACAACTACCAAGACTTTCTACGTTGCTCAAGGCGCTTTGGCTGCTAGCACATGGATTGATTCGTCTGACGGTACAACTACCATCACCCCCGCCTAATTGATCTTTGGGGCTTGCCCCGATTTAAAGGAGATTGATTATGACGATGCAATATGACGTACGGTCGACGTATCTTGACGCTAGTGGCGCGGTACTAAACCAGCCAACGCGTGTCAAAGCTATTTATGTGTACTCCGGCGCAAGCGCGGGTACGCTGGAGTTGACTGACGGCAACGGCGGCACATCTCTTATCAAGATTGCTACCCCGGCTGCAGCCACTGCGAACCCTACCTACATTTTGATCCCCGGTGAAGGTGTGCGTTTTACAACGCTGCCCTATGCCGTATTGACAAACGTAGCCGCTATCACGGTGTTCTATGGCTAAGACCCCAGCATGGACGCGCAAAGAGGGAAAAAACCCGAAGGGTGGCTTGAATGCCAAGGGACGGGCCTCGTACAACAAGGCAAATCCCGGCAAGCCGGGACTGAAAGCCCCACAGCCCGAGGGCGGCAAACGCCGCGACTCTTTCTGCGCCCGTATGGAGGGCATGAAGAAGAAGCTGACAGGAGAGAAGGCCAAAAAAGACCCGAACTCCCGTATAAACAAGAGCCTTCGGGCTTGGAATTGCTGAGGTTGAGCAAATGGAGATGATGCTGTGGAACACTGCCCTGTCTTTCATTTCGGCACTGATCCTTTTTTGGGTCAAGTCCGTCATGGACGAGCAGAAGCGCATTCAAATTCTGTTGAATCGTACTCGGGAAGAAATTGCCAAAGAGTACGTGACCAAGGCAGATGTTCATGGCGACATCAATCGCGTACTTCAGCGGTTAGACCGGCTGGATGAAAAGCTTGACGCTTTTATGAAGGAGCAACGAAGTGCCCTCGGTTAGCAAAAAGCAACACAACTTTATGGCAGCGATAGCGCACAGTCCTGCGTTTGCCAAGAAGGTTGGAATCAAATCCAGTGTTGGCGAGGACTTCCTCCAAGCCGACAAAGGTAAGAAGTTTGGCTCTGGCGGTCGCACGGACATCCAGAAAATCAACAAGCCTAAAACCGATCACGGGAAAATGGCTTTTTTCAAAGAAGGTGGAAAAATCATGGCTACAAAAAACAACGGCATCACTACTGCCAAAATGGGTTCAGTGCGTACAGCGGCTCCTAGCCGTGATGGTATTGCTTCTAAAGGCAAAACCAAAGGTACGATGGTTTCTATGTCCGGCGGCAAAGTGCTCGGCACCAAAGTATCATCCGGCAACGGAATGTGCGGTGGTGGCATGGCCAAGGGCAAGAAGTAAATCATGATGGCCAGCCGTGGCATGGGGGATATTTCCCCCTCAAAAATGCCCAAGGGCGTCAAAAAAGCCCGGCGGGACGATACTGACTTTACCCAATACGCCGCTGGCGGAAAGGTAGGACTGTATGACAATATCAATGCAAAGCGTAAAAGAATCGCTGAAGGCTCTGGCGAAAAAATGCGCCGAGTTGGTAGCAAAGGCGCGCCAACTAAACAAGCGTTCTTGAACTCTGCTAAGACTGCGAAGAAAAAATGACGACTTCAGGACTCACCGCTTTCAATCTTGACCTTAACGACATGGTTGAGGAGGCTTTTGAACGGGCGGGTTCTGAACTTCGCACGGGCTATGACTTGCGCACTGCCCGTCGCTCATTGAATCTTTTGTTTGCTGACTGGGCAAACCGCGGCGTGAACATGTGGACGTTCGAGCAGAACACCATCACGCTTGTGACTGGCCAACCTACCTACGCGCTTCCAGACGACACAGTTGACTTGCTTGACCACGTCATTCGTACTAGCGCCAACGTGCCCACAAATCAGGCCGACCTGACGATTACGCGTATCAGCGTGTCCACGTATGCCACGATCCCAAACAAACTGATCCAAGGCCGTCCTATTCAGGTTTGGGTGCAGCGTTTAAGTGGCGGGTCAAATGCTTTGGCAGGAACTGTACAAGCTACGATTTCTGCTACTGCCACAACAATTCCTGTGACGTCTTTGGCGGGCATTCCCACCGCAGGCTTCATTCAGATTGGCTCGGAGCTGATTGGCTATAACGAGACTGCGCCAGCTACCGACAGTACTCCAGCGTACCTGTACAACTGCACACGTGGGCAGGACGGCACTACTGCTGTACAGCACAACACCGGTGCGGCCATGAGCTTGGTCCAAAAGAACAGCATCACTGTGTGGCCGACACCTAACCCCGGCACAACATATCAGTTTGTGTACTGGCGCATGCGCCGTATTCAAGACGCTGGAGGCGGTACGAAGACCATGGATGTGCCGTTCCGTTTTGTGCCTTGCTTGGCTGCGGGCTTGGCTTACTACATTGCTTTGAAAGTGCCTGAGGGTTTGCAGCGTTTGGACGTGCTGAAGCAGCAATATGACGAGGCTTGGGACCGCGCCGCAGGTGAAGACCAAGAGAAGGCGGCTGTGCGCTTTGTGCCCCGTCAGATGTTCATTGGAAGCGGTACGTAAATGGGGAACCGGTTTGCGTCAGGCAAGAATGCGATCTCGATATGCGATCGCTGCGGCTTTCAATTTAAGCTGACTGAGCTGCGCAAAGAAATTATCAAAACCAAGAACTACAATCTCTTGGTTTGCAAGACATGTTGGGATCCTGACCAGCCGCAGTTGCAATTGGGTATGTACCCAGTGGATGATCCACAAGGCTTGCGCGATCCGCGTCCTGACACGAGCTACTACCAGTCTGGTAATACAGGCTTGCAGATTGTGTTGACCAACAGTACGGCTCAAGATGCGGCAGGTCTGCCATCTGAAGGTAGTAGGGTGTACCAGTGGGGATGGAACCCTGTTGGCGGTGCAAGAAGTTTTGATGCTGCTTTAACGCTAAATTACTTGGCATTAGCGGCGCAAGTTGGTACAGTAACGATACAGATAGGAGTCTGACATGGACAAGAAAGATTTAGCCCAAGACAAGAAGATGATTAAGGCTGCTGTGGCAAAACATGAGAAAGCCAAGCACCCCGGTCAACCTTTGACCAAGCTTCGCGCTGGCGGTAAAACCAACAGCGACATGCTGAAGTATGGCCGCAATATGGCCAAGGTAATGAACCAGCGTTCTGTTGGTCGCGGAGGCTAATATGGCTGAGTACAAACAACCTAAGTCTGCTCCCATCCAGCCTGCTGGCGTGAGCAACAACAAGAAGTACATGAGAGACGCCAACGTCTCTGTGGCAAATAGCCACAGCAATGACTATCCCGGCGTCAAGACTTCTGGCATCAAGATTCGTGGCACGGGTGCTGCGACTAAAGGTGTCATGGCACGAGGCCCAATGGCATGAACTACACGCAGCTCAGTGACGCTATTCAGGCGTATACGGAAAATACCGAAGCGAACTTCATCGCTGAGATACCCGTGTTCGTTCAGCAAGCTGAGCAGCGTATTTACAACTCCGTCCAGTTCCCGTCACTTCGCAAGAATGTGACAGGGTCTACGTCTGCAAACAACAAGTATCTGGGATGTCCCAACGATTTCTTGGCGGTCTACTCAATTGCTGCCGTTGACGCTACTGGCGCGTATGAGTATTTGCTGAACAAAGACGTTAACTTTATTCGTCAGTCATACCCAAACCCCAACGAAGACAAAGGTATACCAAAGTATTATGCTTTGTTCGGAGCGCAAAGTAACGACGTTAACGAATTGACGTTTATTCTTGGCCCTACGCCCGATGCAACGTACGACGTTGAATTGCACTATTACTACTATCCCCAGTCTATCGTTACGGCAAACACAACTTGGCTTGGCGACAACTTTGATTCGGTACTGTTGTATGGCTCTTTGGTTGAAGCATACACCTACATGAAGGGCGAGCAGGACATGATGGGTTTATACAACCAGAAGTTCATGGAAGCGCTTGCACTGGCAAAACGTTTGGGCGATGGTATGGAGCGTCAAGACGCTTATCGTTCTGGCCAATTCCGCCAAAAGGTAACTTGATATGTCGATTGCACAAACAGCAACCACAAGCTTTAAAGTTGAGCTGCTCCAAGCAGTCCATAACTTTGGCCCAACATCGCCTGACACATTTAAAGTGGCGTTGTATACCGGCGCGGCCAGTATCGGCCCGACAACTACGGCATACACAACAAGTGGTGAAGTAGTTGGTACAGGATACACCGCTGGTGGAAACACGCTTGTGATTTCTACGTCCCCGACATCAGGCAATAACGCGAGCAGTGTGCCAACAGCCTACATTTCGTTCAACAACACAAGCTGGACAAACGCAACATTTACTGCCCGCGGCGCATTGATTTACAACGACACTGTTGCAGGAAAACCATCCGTTGCAGTTTTGGACTTTGGTTCAGACAAAACTGTCAATAACGACACGTTCCAAATCATCTTCCCAACCCCCGATGCCAACAGCGCCATCGTGCGTATTTCTTAAGGATAAATCATGCATACAGAAAAAAGCTCCGCCCAAGACATCGTGTCTGCTGGCATTGCAGTTCGC